CCGAAATTCGCCTAACAAATGGAGATTAAAATTATGGATAACGAAAAAAAACAAGTAGAAGAAAAGGGCGCAGAAGGAACAGCGACGCCAGCTGTTGAGAACCAAGAGAACATAACTAAAATTGTCTCTGAAAGAATTAAGAAAACGAGAGAAAAAGATCGTGCTGAACTTGCAAAAGCAATGGGCTTTGATTCTTGGGAAGCATTACTTAATTCTGGAGTAGACAAAAAACTATTAGACGCAGGTATTGATCCTGAGGTAGGTAAACCTGTAATTAATGATATTGTTGAAAATCATCCGGAAGTACGTAGAGCTAAAGAAATTTTAGCGGAAGCAGAAAATATTAAAAGGACAGCTGAATTACAACAATTAAATGCTAAATATGGTACATCTTTTAAATCATTTGATGAATTAGATGAAGAAACCAAAGACTTAATAAGTAAAGGTGTTCCGATTTCTAAAGCTTATATTGCTACTCATTTTGAAGAACTAAAAGCGGCGAGAGCAGAAACTGATCCAGTTAAAATTGCAGCTGCTCAAAAGCAACAATCATTATTACATATGAAAACAATTCCTGGAGGAGGTACTCCGCCACCTACTTCAAATATAGTTGTAACTCAAGCGGATATTGATAATGTTAGACGATATATGCCTTCAGCGTCTATGGAACAAATAAAAAGTTTTATTGAAAAACATCCTGAAATTAAATTATAAAGGTAGGTAATTAATATGGCAGTATATACACAAAAAAGATTTAATAATCCTGAAACGATGAGAGTAAATCTCGGTAGAGGTATTATAGATGGTGACGGTGCTGATGTTACTATAACAAGAGCACATATAGGTTCTATTATAAGTGTAGGACCTGATAGTACTAATAATAATGTAATAACTGGTACTATTGTATCAGATAAAGCAAATGTAAATTTAGCAGATGGTAAAACTTATTACTTGTTAGCAGAGCTTCCTTATGCCCAGGACCCTACAGATTATTATTTTGTAGGTATTATTTTGAAATCACAATATGATGTTGATAATCTTATTGCTTCTAATGCAAATAGTAGTGATTGGGCATTACAATATTATACACTTAGAAATACGGGGGTAAAGTAATATGGCTATAATTTTTAATATAGATAGAGCTATTGCAGATTCTTCTTTTAATGTTTTAGGTTTAAGCATTCCTATGCTTTTAGAAAATCAAGTTGAAGAGTTTCAAAAAGGAAGTAAGATCGATAAACTTTTTGTTAATAAATCTTTACAAGGTTATTCTCAAAGTTATCATACTTCAGTAACACACGGTGGTTTCAGGCCAAGTGAAGATATGGAAATTGCCAAACTTCACGATTGGGAAGATTCTTATGGTAAAACTTTCACAGCTCAGACTTGGAAAGACTCATTCGCAATTTCACAAGAAGCTATGGAAGATAATAAAGATCTTGAGATCAATAAGAAAGTTAAAGACTTTGGTACAAATTATGGTAGAACACGTGAAGAATATTGTGCTGCAACAGCAGCTGGTGCTCTTGTTCCTTCATATGTTTATGGCGGAAAAAGATTTTCAGTATCGTCAATAGATTCTAAAGATGCTGATATTAACGGGCCTAAACAATTATATTTTGATCGTTATCATGCAACTTCAGTTAAAGTTGCTAATGCTGAAGACTTTGAAGAAATGACTGGATATGCTCCTTGGGTTAATGCTGGTGCTGCAGATCCTAATTATCCTGGTAATAGTATACCGGCTGGAATTTATGCTACACCTCCACAATCTAATAAATTTCTTTGTTTAGGCGGCGGTGGTACGCAATTTGATACTAAAGGGTTAAATCTTGTTAAAGTTAATCCGGCAGAAGGTGACACGGCTGCTAATATGGCAGTTTACGATCAAATAAGATTTTTCTTAGATAAGATCCGTGAGCTTGGAAGATTGCATAGAGATTACGATGGTCGACTTGTTCCTCTTGAATATTCAAGAATAATTGTTCCTTCAAATTCTATATTCAATAAAGCAATCAGAGCAGCGCTCGGTGCATCTTTAACAGAAGGTCCTTTTGAAGGTCCATTATCTGCAGATAAATACGAATTAGTAGAATGGTCATATTTGAACGGTAAACCTGGTTTTGGACCAAAAGAACTTGGTTTCTTAATGGTTGATCCTAGCAGAAACGACAGAGAACTTGGTTTCACTTTATGGGATAGAATACCGCTTACAGTTAAGTCTTATTTGACAGACGGCAACGATACAATGGTATGGTATGGTCGCGGAAGATTTAAAGCAGATACTTGTGATCCGTATGCTGTTGTGTACTGTGCATTAGGTGCTCTTAGAGATTTGTCACCTCAAGCATTTTCAGGTACAACGACTATTAAATATACAGCAACTACATCTGGTCTTATAACAACGTCAAATGCTACGTTTATCGATCTTACAGATTTTCAAACATATATTAATCCTTATGCCTATGAAAATTATACAGCTTATACTGTAAGTTTTACAGGAACAGCTGTTACTTCTGATGGATCGTCAAGTGCTTATGCTAAGACTGACTATCTTGCAACACTTACTGCTAGTGCGGGTTATACATTACCTACAGCTGCAGCAATTAGCATAGCTGTTGGAGATACAACATTAGTATCAGGCGTACATTATACTTATGATCAATCTACCGGAGCATTAAGAATATTAGGTGGGGCTATTACTGGAAACATTACAATAACTGTTACTGAGTACACTGTAACATTTACTGGAACACAGACGACTTCCAATGGTACTGAAAAAGCTTTTGCTGGTAATGAATATAGTGCGGTGTTTACACCTTCGACAGGTTATACTTTACCTGACACTATAACTGTAACAATCGGTGGACAGTCAGCAACTGTTACAACAGATTATACGTATAACTCAACTACAGGTGCATTTAAAATACCTGCA